AGTAATGCGTACGTACTACAAGTCTGGCGGTAAGATACGCAAGACAGAAAAAGGTGCTTCGTTAAAGCGTTGGTTCAAAGAGGACTGGAAAGACGTTAGCACTGGTAAGGCTTGTGGTCGAAAGAAAGGAGACGGGCGTGGCACTCCATACTGCCGTCCTAGCAAACGGGTATCTGAGAAGACTCCTAAGACCTCTGGCGAGATGTCTAGCGCCGAGAAGAAAAAGAAGGTAGCTGAGAAGAAAAGACTAGGGCAGCCAGCAGGTAAGCCTAGACGAGTATCAGCTACCAAGCGGAGAAAGAAATAATGGGTATGGGCGTTAAGCATTACTTCAAAGACGGCAAAGAACATAAGGGCGGTATGCATAAGCACTCTGACGGAACCCTTATGACTGGTAAAACTATGTCAAATACGTCTAAAAAACTGTATCACTATGGCGACTTATCTAGTAAGGCTAAGGTCAAAGCTAAGACAGGGTGGGGTAAATAATGGCTACATCAGGAACTACAGCGTTTAACATGGACTTCACTGAGATCGCTGAAGAAGCGTTTGAACGTGCAGGACGTGAGATGCGCTCTGGGTATGACCTCCGTACCGCCCGCCGATCTATGAACTTGCTGACTATTGAGTGGCAGAACCGTGGCATTAACATGTGGACTATAGATAGTGGCACTATTAACTTAGTTAAAGGGCAGACCCAGTATGACTTGCCCGCAGACACTATAGACCTATTAGAACAGCAGATACGCACAGGTAGTGGCAACGCAGCAACACAGTCTGACCTTACCCTAAGTCGTATTAGTGTAAGTACCTACGCGTCTATCCCTAACAAGTTAACACAAGGTAGGCCCATACAGATGTACATTGAGCGTTTACGCGACGCTCCTAAAGTTAATATGTGGCCTATACCTGACAACAACGATTATGTTTTATACTATTGGCGTATGCGTAGGATTGAAGACGCGGGTAGTGGTATACAGACTTCAGATATGAACTTTAGGTTTTTCCCGTGTTTAGTAGCGGGGTTAGCTTACTATATAGCTATGAAGCTACCTGAAATGACTGAGCGAGTGCCTTTGTTAAAAGCTGTGTATGACGAGCAGTTTGAGATGGCCGCAGGAGAAGATAGGGAGAAGACCTCGGCTAGGTTTACTCCTCGTATAGGGTACGTATAGACATGGCTAACCAGTTTGCTTCCAGTAATAAAGCCATTGCTTATTGTGATGTATGTGGATTTCAATACAAATTAAAGGAATTAAAGAGCTTAGTCGTAAAGAATAGAGACACTAACATAAAAGCCTGTCCTGAGTGTTGGAACGAAGACCAACCACAGAACAGATTAGGGGAATTTCCAGTACACGATCCCCAAGCATTGCGTGATCCACGGCCTGATACTAGTTTAGGTGAGTCAGGAGATTACAGCAGTAGAGATACCCAGTGGGGTTGGAACCCCGTAGGCGGAGGGTTTGACCCCTATAATTTAACCCCCAATACGTTAACAATAGCTGGTAGTATAGGGCAAGTTACAGTAATAACTTAATAGGAACGAGATAATGAAAGAAGTAAAAGTAATTAAAGCCAAAGGCGTGCAGTCCTACTCTAGCGGCTGTAAGCCCTGTATGAAGGACGTTAAGACTTCCGGCATCAAAGTGCGCGGCACTGGCGCGGCGATTAAAGGTACTATGGCTCGCGGCCCAATGGCGTAAACTATGAATTACACAGAACTGAAAGCTAATATCCAAGACATTTGTGAGAACACATTCACAGATGACCAGCTTGCTATGTTTACGCAACAGGCAGAGCAAAAGATATATAACTCAGTTCAGATACCCGCGCTACGTAAGAATGTTACGGGTACGCTATCTAACGGTAATCAGTATCTAGGTATGCCCTCCGACTTTTTGTGGTCATATTCTTTGGCGGTTATAGACGGCAGCGGCAACTATACGTTCCTTCTGAACAAAGACGTTAATTTTATACGCGAAGCCTATCCTAATAACTCAGGCACTGGGTTACCAAAACATTACGCGTACTTTGATGACGACTCGTTCATGCTTGGGCCTACCCCTGATGCGGCGTATAGTATGGAGCTTCACTATGGATATTATCCGCAGTCTATAGTTACAGCGGGCACTACGTGGCTGGGAGAAGAGTTTGACTCTGCGCTATTAAATGGCGCATTGGTAGAAGCAATAAGGTTTATGAAAGGTGAGCAAGACATTATAGCTAACTACACTAATATATACTTACAAAGCATGGCCCTACTAAAGAATCTCGGTGACGGTAAGTTGCGTCAGGATTCGTATCGGTCTGGACAACTTAGAACATCAGTTAGTTGAGGAACTAAAAAATGGCAATAACACAAGCAATGTGTACTTCTTTTAAAGTCGCTCTGTTAGATGGAGAGATGGATTTTAGTAGTAACACATCACAAACTTTTAAAATCGCGTTGTACACGTCTAGTGCCACTTTAAGTGCCGCTACTACTGCGTACGCTACTACTAACGAAGTGTCGGGTACAAACTATACTGCGGGAGGAAATACACTTACTATTTCTGCTAACCCCGCATCGTCTGGTACCACAGCATTTTTAGACTTTGCAGATACTACGTGGACTGACGCTACTATCACCGCTCGCGGCGCTCTAATATACAAGTCAGGTGGCGGCGATCCAGCGGTTGCGGTGTTAGACTTCGGCGGAGACAAGACCTCCACAGCCGGTGACTTTACTGTACAGTTCCCCGCAGCAGACGCTACAAACGCCATCGTACGTATCGCTACTCCATAAGGTAGCTAGATGCCGTCTTCTGTTGAATACGTAGGTTGGGGCAGCGGTGCTTGGGGCCAAACGGCTTGGGGCACCGACCTAACTATAGTATCGGTTGACGGAATTGCCGCAGAAGCAGCGGTAGGTTCTGTAGCAGTTGACGCTGAAGCAAATACTCCTGTAACTGGAGTTGACGCTGCTGGAGGTATTGGCACAGCTACGATTGACGCTGAATCAGATGTAATGGTTACCAGCGTTGCTGGAGCCGCCGCAGTTGGGACAGTTAGTGTAGACGCTGAAGCCGATATAGCAGTAACAGGTGTAGAGGCCGATGGAGCTGTAGGTACACTAACTGCAACGGGTATAGCAAACCTGACAGTAACAGGTGTAGAAGCTGATGGAGCTGTAGGTACCTTAACAGTAGATGCTGAAGCAGTCGCTCCCGTTACAGGTGTAGAAGCTGACGGAGCTGTAGGTACACTAACAGTAGATGCTGAAGCCGATATAGCGGTAACAGGCGTAGAAGCTGATGGAGCTGTAGGTACCTTAACAGTAGATGCTGAAGCAACCGCCCTCGCTACAGGCGTAGAAGCAGACGGCGCTGTAGGTACCTTAACAGTAGATGCTGAAGCAGATGTAGCCGCCGCAGGCGTAGAAGCTGCCGGAGCTGTAGGTACCTTAACAGTAGATGCTGAAGCAAACCTAACAGTAACAGGTGTAGAAGCCGATGGAGCTATAGGCGCAGTTAATGTAGTATTTGGTATAACTGTACTCCCTACTGGAGTATCAGCACTAGCAGAAGTAGGTACGGTTACTACAGATTCTGAAGCAGATGTTTCCGTAATTGGTGTATCTGCGGTAGGATACATAGGAATAGTGCATATTTGGGGGGAAGTCGATGACAACCAAGACCCTAATTGGCAAACCATAAACGACAGTCAGACTCCTACATGGAGCGACGTAACAAACACACAAGCCCCGAATTGGGACAATATAGCCGCATGAGGCCAGATAAATGACAACGCAATATACTTCGATACTAAAACTTGCCCTCCCAGTTCAAGGCGAACTTAGTGGCACATGGGGCGACGTAGTAAATGACAATATAACCTCCATGGTAGAGCAAGCTATAGCGGGCCGCGCAGTAGTTAACTCGTGGACTGGTAACTCCCATACATTAACTACAGCAAACGGCACTACCTCCGAATCTAGGTGTGCAATGCTAGAGTTTACAGACACAGGGACTCAGTTGTCCGGTGCGGGTACAGTTGTATGCCCAGCCTTGTCTAAGATATACATAGCTAAAAACGCCGCAGGACAGAACGTAACCTTAAAAACCGCTAGTGGTACCGGAATCCTTGTCCCTAGTGGGCGCACTATGTTTTTGTTCTGTGATGGAACTAATGTAGTTGAAGCGGTAACTAGCACTACTTCTTTGCAGTTAGGTACTAGCACTACGGTTACAGCGGTACTTGACGAAGACAATATGGCGTCAAACAGCGCCACATCTCTAGCTACACAGCAGTCTATTAAGGCGTATGTAGATGCTCAAGTAGGTTCTTTCGACACGCTTGCTGAAGTCCTTGCTCAAGGGAACACCACTGGCGGCACTGATCTGGACATATCCATTGGCGACGACCTTACTACGTTAACCGCAGGAACAAGCAACCTAAGACTAGGCGTCAACGCAGGTAACAGCATTCAGAGCGGTGGTAATTATAATACTGTCGTAGGCGATGAAGCTGGTACTGCGATTACTACTGGTGATGGCTTAACTTTTGTTGGGTATGCGGCAGGTTCATCTGCAACAACATCAACAGATTCTGTAGGAATTGGAGAACACGCTCTAGATGATTTAACTACAGGCGTGGGTAATGTTGCTATTGGGCGTTATGCGGGTGGAGACATAACTACTGCGGCAGGTAATGTTGCAATAGGTGCTTATGATGGCACTAAACAACCTGCTCTACGTGTTAATACTACAGGTGCGGCTAATGTGGCAGTAGGTAGCGGGTCTTTAGGTGCTAACACAACAGCATCTAACAACACAGCAGTTGGTTATGCTTCTTTAAGCGCAAACACCACAGGTGCTTACAACGTAGCATTAGGTAGGTCTGCTTTATCTGCTAATACAACGGCTAGTTACAATGTTGCCATAGGTGGAGATGCTTTACCCGCAAACACTACAGGCGCAAATAATACAGCAGTGGGTACAAATGCTTTATTAGCAAACACCACAGCATCTAACAACACCGCAGTTGGTAAGTCAGCTTTAACCGCAAACACTACAGGTGATTCCAACGTAGCCGTGGGAATGAACACTTTAGACGCAAATACAACAGGAAGCACTAATACGGGTCTTGGTCAAGGTTCTTTAAGTTCAAACACAACAGCGTCTAACAACACAGCGGTTGGTTATGCCGCAATGAACGCAAACACCACAGGTACTTTTAACGTAGCTCTTGGTGCAGGTGCTTTAAACCTCAATACTACAGCTACAAGAAATACTGCACTTGGTTATAACGCCTTAACAACAAACGTACTTGGAAGTCGCTCCACCGCTGTAGGTCAAGGAGCCTTAGAAGCTCAAAATCCTGCATCTGCCGCTGATATGTATAACACGGCAGTAGGGGCAGGAGCAGGACAAGCAGTAACCACAGGCACAAACAACACCCTCTTAGGCGGTCTAGCAGGTGATGCGATTACCACAGGCGCAAACAACACTTCTGTCGGTAAAGGCTCGATGTCAGCTACCACGACAGGTGGAGCAAACGTAGCAGTTGGTAAAGACTCATTAAAATCTAACACCACGGCTTCCAACAACACCGCAGTAGGCTACCAATCACAGGAATCAAATAGTACAGGAACTAATAACTCTTCACTTGGGTTACACGCTTTAAGGCTAAACACCACAGGTTCTAACAACACTGCGACTGGTATGAACTCTATGACAGCTAACACTACTGGCGGGTCTAACGTGGCAGTGGGTGGCAGTGCTTTGGGTTCAAATACAACTGCATCTAACAACACAGCAGTTGGTAACGATGCTTTAGCCGCAAACACCACAGGCACAGAAAACGTAGCCATAGGTATGCAATCCTGTGATGCACAAACTACCGCTAGTTATAACACTGCTTTGGGTTTTGATACGTTAAGCGCAAACGTGTTAGGT